GTTCTTTTGAACTTAAGAATGGATACGAGCCATAATGACAGGTATCTGAATCGAAAAAGTCTCGTGTTCGCAAAATATCGATGAGGTCTAGCATACTTTGTAAGCTATGCTTCGTCAGGATATTTCGCTTAACGGAACTCATTTCGACCCCACGTAGAGCTAACCTTTTGGTGAACTCTATTTGGGAATTCTTTGAGTCACCAATTACTGATTTTTGAAGTTTTATATCTATTTGATATACCTCACTAATCAAATACTGGTACTCACCGGCTACCTCCTTATTAAATATTACCACATCATCACCAAGTAGTTTATATTCTTTGAAGAAACGAAGAGGTAAACCTCGACGCTTTCTACATCGAAAATAAGCATACTGAATGATGTCGTGGTGCCATAGGGCAAAGGATGGGAAAGAAGATAGTAAGCCTAAAGGCTGACCTACCTTCCATCTCAAACTTTTTCCTGTGGCCTTTACTAAGAAGGTCCGATCCGTCATTACTGAATGCCAAGCGTCACCTAACTCTTTGCCTCCCATCAGACTCAGTCTGTGCTTCTGCATTTTTGCAGGAATACGGTCTGAGGCTGATGTTAGGTCAAAGCAATAGGTACACTTACCATTTGATTCCTTGATTAAGGATTGAAAACCCTTATCTTGGTTATCAGTAGTATCTGTACTTATTGACGTTAGGGTGTTATACAAAGAAATTTGTATAACCTTTAACGACATTTGAGTCCAGTAATCCGCTATGGCGAAAACTCGTGTCTTACCAGCTGGTTCGGGTGAAAACCCTAATCGGCCGGTAATCCATTTGTTTTCTCCATCGACAGTTCTTGCCATGTTTTCCATCCATCTCGTGATCCAACTTTGCCCAAGGGCATCGTTTAATCTCTTGATAGATGAATACAAGACAGGATCTGAAGTGACAGCTTTTGCGTCAAGATGTGCACTACTTACGGCAGGACCGTTTGGTCCTCTCGATAATGTAGTAAACACTCTTGGCTCATAGCTATCAAGCTTGTGTAAAGAACCTAAATACCATGGGTACCTTTGAACCATATCACTTAACCATTGGTTAAAATCCTCAGTTGTTTCTTGGTAGGTTGGACCCTTTCGGGCCTCCTCCTCGATAGACTTTGGATTATAATCAATAGGTAGTGTTATAAGTTCAAAGGATCTCGCGATAGTTAGGGCGA